AGAAACCGGAATGCGACATCATATCAATATCTTGGAGGGGTGGCCGAGCGGTTTAAGGCACCGGTCTTGAAAACCGGCGTGCGGGAGACCGTACCGTGGGTTCGAATCCCACCCCCTCCGCCACGTTTCTTTCCGCACACTTCCGCCGATTGCCGTAACATACTGAGAAACCCTTATTTTCCGGGATTTTAGATTACGTATCGTTCCGCAGCGTCCCGCCGGTTGCCGCCTGCATGCAATTGATTTGGGGGTACCGTTGGGGGTATGCTTTTCCGCGTTGGGGGTATTTCGGAAAGGGTGAACATGCTCACGGACACACAAATTCGCAACACGAAGGCCGGCGCCAAGCCGTTCAAGCTGTACGATACGGCTGGCCTGTTCATCCAGGTCGCGCCGTCTGGAAGCAAACTCTGGCGTCTGAAATACCGTTTTCAGGGCAAGGAGAAGCTGCTGTCCCTCGGCAAGTACCCGGCCGTCACACTTTCGGATGCGCGCCGACAACGCGATGCCGCCAAGGCTGACCTCGCGGACGGCAACGATCCCGCCATCAAAAAGAAGCTGGCGAAACAGATTCGATCGACACAAGTCGAAAACACTTTCGAAGCGGTCGCGCTTGAATGGTACGAACTCCAAAAAACGCAATGGGTTGATCGCCACGCGGCGGACGTTCTGGCCAGCCTTCAAAAGGAAGCCTTTCCCTATTTGGGAAACATGCCGATCGCCGACATCAAAGCGCCGGATGTTCTAGCTTGTGTGCGCATTGTTGAAAAGCGCCCTGCCGTCGAAACGGCCCGCAGATTGCGCCAGCGCATTAGTGCCGTGTTCGAGTACGCAATCGCCACGGCGCGCGCTGATACCGATCCTGCGGCCATTATCCGCAAGGCAATGGCCCCTCTAAAGAAAGGGCGCCAGCCCGCGATTATCAACCTTGCCGATCTGGTCGACATGCTCCGCAAGGTAGATGCGGAACCTGCGCACCCCGTCACGAAATTGGCAATCCGCATCATTGCCCTAACGGCAGTTCGCCCCGGCACGTTGGCGACAACGCCATGGGCTGAATGGGCAGACATTGCCGAAAGCAAGACGTGGCGCATATCGGCGGCGCGCATGAAGATGAAACTCGAAAACAAAGAAGACGAGCAGCGCGATCACATCTTGCCGCTTGCCGACGCCACCATTGAGGCGATCGAAGCCTTGCGCATTGTATCGGGTCGCGGCCCCCTCGCCTTCCCGAATGCCCGTCATGCTCACAAGCCCATGTCCGAGAACGCAATGGGGTATCTGATAAACCGCGCCGGGTATCACCAGAAACACGTGCCGCATGGTTTCCGCGCCGCGTTTTCATCCATCATGAATGAGGCACGTCCAGCCGATCGGTTTGTGATTGATCGGATGCTTGCGCACATATCCAAGGACAAAACCGAAGCGGCATACAATCGGGCAAGCCATCTGGAAAAGCAGCGCGACATAGCCGAACAGTGGGCCGCGATGATTGCGGGCGATTTGGTTCCGGCTGCGCAGTTGCTCGAAGGTCCGCGCCGATAAAAAACCGCCGCCCATTGCTAGGCGACGGTTTCGTGGTCTCCCACGTGGTGCGCCCTCTCAGGCGTTGCCGGTGGTTGGCCGGCGGGTATTGGAGCGCATCCAGGGAATCGAACCCCGCTAATCCACTACGGCTAAGGGCTTAGAAGACCCCGCCGGTACATGCGCAAACTCGTTAGGCTGCCTCAGCGGTCTCCGGGTATCTGCCAAAGGCAGTCTTCGGATCATTTTCAAACGCCGCATAGAACGTCACGCGCGCAGCCTCGGCTGCGTCGTTTGCCGTATGTAGCAAGAACATAGCAGCGTCGCGGTCCCGGCTCGCCAGTTTGCCGCTCGTCACGCCCACATCCATCAGATTGCCGATGTAATCCAGCGCGACCGTGATGGCGTTGACGGATATGCAGAGGTCATTCTCTGCGTCAGAAAATGTAGCTGCCTTGGCTTCTGGTGTCTGGGTCATTCCCGTTGCTCCTTCGGTTGAACATGAAGCAAAGCATGCCGGATCATTTGTACTCAGTCAATGTATAAAATCAGCTAACCCATTGATTTGTTGACAAATTTGTAAAATTTGTCAGGATGGGGTTTTCCGTTGCGGTAGAGTACTCTTCTCTAAACACGTTATCGACGATTGGGGACAGAATGTCTTACGCAGAGGTGGTTTCGACTTTGGCGGCATTAGCCGGTGGGGGTAGTTTATACCTGCATTATCGGAGGTGGATCAGAGATCTAAAATCCAATAGTCTGATTGTTCGCGCAGAACCGGGCGATGGTTCGAACGGCAGTGTGCGCTCTATAAAAATCACTTTGAGAAGCCGCAGCAACATCGGTTATCGAGCGACCGAATACGTTGTCCTGTGGCCTCTATCAGCCACCATCATGCTCGAAGGCGATTGCCATGAGTCCGACGGTTTCGGCAACCACGTTTTCGTTGGGTCTTCAGGTCGCCACTCAAGGAGGCTTAAGTCCAATTTGGAGGTGGCGCACGTTGGACAGAAGAGCGAGCGTTCGGCCCATGGGGGGCCGCTACTGCGGTTGGGTGACACGAATTCGGAGAAGATTTTCATAGAGAAAGCGGTTTCCGGCCTCGTTATTTTAGGCGTCAGGATTGAACCAGAAGGCGAAACAGAAGCTCCATTTACAAGGTGGAAGCGCATTAGATTGTGACCAGCTAGAGCGGTCTAATCTTCTCGCCCACCACATCCGGCCAAGTGTGAATCCGCTCGGTGCGCCCGCCATCCATGGTCAACACCGTATGGTCGATATGCCCACCGATGCCATGAACGGGCGGCAATTCAGGTCGAGCCGGATTCGGGCCGGGCACGGCCCGCATGGCTTCGAAAAGCGGAACCGCGATCTTTGCCAATCCGTTGACGGTTGCGTCTGCCATCAAATCGGGATCGATCGCCTGAACCGTTTCGGGCATGGCGCCGCCGCATAGTTCGCCACCCGTATCGATGAACTTAAACGGCTCGATGTCCGGTATGCCGTGGATATCGGCGCTCGCCATGTATCGGATCGCCGGCCCGTGTTCTTCCGAGAACCCCGCCACGATGATCTCCCAATCTTCAGGCCAGGCGTCGGCCTTGCGCTCCATTGACCGCTAGACACCCCTCGTTTTGACGGTCGCCAGCCGCCCCTGTAGATTGCGATTGGCTTGCCTCACCTGCTTACCTGCGACTTGACCGGCCACTAACGTCATGGTCGGGACAAGATTGCCGTTCTGGACTTCGCTGATCGTCGTTACAGTGATCTGTCCACCGCTTGGAGCCTGTCGCATAGGGGCCATTGAAGGCATGCTTGGCGCGGCACCTACCATGCCGCCCGCCGCGTAACCTTGCAGCTTGCGCAGGTTGTTGACGCCAATCCGCTTTGTGGAGTCGGCATCCATGACATATTCGCCTTTGTGGACAATACCGGCCGGGGCGTACTTGCCGCCTGGGCCGGTGTAGCCACCATCTGCAAACCCGAACAGCTTCGGCAGGAACGACAAGAACCCACCACCGCTTTTGCCGCCAATCCCAAACGCGGAATTGAGTGCAACGTCGATCAGCTTGTCGGCGACCTTGTTCAAGGCGCCGGCCAACGCTTCAGCGGCCGTTTTGCCCTGCCTAAGATCGGAGATAAATCCGCTGGCGACGTCCTTCGACGTGCTCTTGAAATCATCCATGGCAGCAGAGGCTTCATCCATCGCGGCGTTTTCTTCATAGATGGCCGCAATCAGGCGCACGATTTCATCGCGCTGCTCTGCGGTCGCGGCTTTACCGGCTTGCCGCAAGGCTGCGCTTTGCGCGCGTGCAACGTCGCTGGCACCGATCTCCGCACGTTCGGTGCGCAACTGATCAACCAGCTTCGCTACCGCCTCAGCCTCGCGTACAGCGGCGCTGGCGCTACTGGAGCGGGACTTCGTTACCGTATCGCTGCTGCCAGTGACAGGCCCCGCTGCGGCTCCGGTAGTGCGGGCCGCGCCGGCTGCCGCGGCCGATTGGCGTCGGCTAGACAGAACGGCAAGCGCGCGTGCTTCCTCAGCGGAAATCGCAGCAAGCCGTTCCTTCAACGCCGGGATGGCCGTGTCTAGCTTGCCCTCGGCGCCGGCAATGACGGATGTGTTATTCCGCTGGCGATCCTGCAGTTCAAGGATGCGATTCTCGATGTCGAGCCGCTCTTGCCCCAAAGAGGCCAGCGAACCATTCAGCCCGCGGGTCGACTGGTTTTCGACCTCCCGCATCGCGTCGACGATCCCGCCGATGGCCGCCGCGACATTGCCGGCAAGCTGCGCGGCCGAAACCAAGAGCGGCGCAATGTCGACCAGGGCTTTGGAGAATTCTGCGTCGATCACCTTCGTGGCGATCGATAGCTGATCGTTCATCGCCTCGGCATTCGCCAGGACTTCGCGGTCAATAACCAGGCCCATATTCCGGGCCGCATCGGCAGCCTGATCGATCGCCGCCGAACCGCCCTTAAATACCTCCACCATCCGCGTTCCGGCATCGCCGAAAAGCACGGTAGCAATTGCGGCTCGCTTGCTGGCGTCGGCCTCTTTGTCGAGCGCATCGGCGGCAAGCTTGACGCGCTCCTCTTGCGATCGCGCGTTCTTGATGCTGTCGAGCAGTTCGGGATTCAGCGCCTTCAATTGGCTGACCATCCGCCCCTTGCCCTCGGCGGCCAGACCGGCGTTTTTGGTAAAGGTCTGCAGGGCGCTTGAAAGCTCGTTGATGTTCACGCCGCCAAGATCGGCCTGATAGGCCAGTTCCTGAAAGAACTCGCCATCAAGGCCGCTGGCCTTTGCAGCCTTCGCGATCTTGTCGAAGTCAGCCAAGGCGTTCTTTGCGCCAGCGAGCGCAGCGCCCAGAGAGACGACTGGCGCAAGGACTCCAGCGATCGCGCCGGCCAGGCCGATCTTGCCAAGCACGCTGTTAACCCGCGACACGGCGCCGACCATATTTTTCTCAAAGTTGCCGGCGAACCTCTTAGTGCGCCGCTCCATATCGCCTGTCCGCTTGTCGACGGTCGACGCGGCCTTGGCCATTCCCTTTTCCAGCTTGTCGATGCGCGCAATGACATCAACGGCAAGCCGCTTGTTTTCTGCATTGGCCATGCGGCCTCCTTAAACTGCGAATTGGTCTAGGTCGGTGAGGTCGGCTGTGTCGTAGCTGGACCGGCCGCTTGCGCCCTGTACGGCGCGCGAAACGCTCATGATGGCCGCCACGCATGGATCGATGCGATCGGCGGCACGGGCCTTGTTTGGCCTGCGGTTGTCGTTCTGGTCGCGCATCATGACGGTATTGCCCACGGCCCACCGCAAGAGCGGGCTGTCATGGACAAGCCGACGATTCAGGAACATGTCTTCGAACGTGTCGACAGGCTTGGCGAAGTTCATCAACGTCTGCGGAAACGCTGCAACCGGGATGCCATCGGCCTCCAGGTTTTCCATTAGCTCGCGCGCCAAGGCCACGTCGAAAACGATCTCTTGCACGTCGAACTTTTCGCAAAGCCCGCGGATATAATCTTCGACGATTCCGCGGTCGACGATGTCACCGGGGCATGCCGTTAGCCAACCCTGTTCGGCCCATAGCGGGTACGGCGCGCTGTCATTGTCGGCACGTTTCCGCAACTGCGCTTCCGGACTGAAGCCCATGCAGTGAACTGCATAAAGCTCGTCATCTAGTTCGATCGTTGCCACCACGGCCGAAAGGTCGATGCGCTTGGAAAGGTCGACGGCCAGCCAAGCCTTGCGGCCCTGCAGCGCGTCAAGGTCCACCGGCCCGCTGCCCTCATCCCAGATCGCCAAATCCCATTCGGGGTTTGCGGCGCCGTCGAGATAGACGGACAGGTGAAGACGTTTGAAGCTTTCGCGCTCGGCTGGCGAATGTTCGCACCGCTCGATATAGCGCCGCAGCTTTTTCAGGTTCGGGTAGCCGTGCGGCAAGCCTGGGTTAGTGGCAAATAGCCAAGCCTCGTCTCTGAAGTCGACATCAGCCGGCGCCTCAAACAGCACAGGCAGGAATGTTTCATCCAGCACGCGGCCGTCTGTCACCTTTCGCGCGTGCTCGTACTTTGTCCAGAACGGGCCATTGCGGCCTATGCCAGCCGTTGACGCGGAAAGCAGAAGCGTGTTCGCCGACTTGTTCAAGCCGGTCTCGATTGCCTCTAGCAGATCGTTCTTTGTTTCCGCGTGCCCCTCATCCCAAAACGCGCAAACGTCCGTTCGCCCGTGCGCGTTCTTCGCATCGGATGAAAGGGCCTCATAGGTCACGTCATGCTTGCGATAAGCGATCCGCTTCGCCGTGTCTTGAATGCGGACGGCTTCAAGGATCTTCGGAGTCGCGCGGCATATGCCGGCCATCTCCTTGAACGTGAGCGCTGCCTGCTCGCGCGAATTGGCCAGGCTGCATATGGTGGAGCCGGGCCGGCGCTCAGGCCCGACCAAAAAGCACATCAGGACCGCAGCCATCGCGCTGGTTTTCCGATTGCCGCGGCCCACCATAAAGAACAGTTCATTCACGCGGCGGCTGCCGTCTGGCAACGTATCGCCAAGGCATTTTCGGATGATGCGTTCCTGCCATCGGTCTAGCTGAAAGGCGCGGCCAGGTGCTTTGCTCTTTGGATGCCGCAACGCCTTGATGAACTTGATGGCCGCTTCGCCCTTGCCATGCGGGTCGGGTATCGGGCTATCGTCAAAGATCCATTCGAGGTGCGGTAACAGCTTAGATTTCGATGCCGAATTCGTCGGAAGCGTCTCCGTCATTCGGTGCGCCTCCTTTGTTCTTGGAACGGCTGGCCGGGGTTAGGCCAAGCTCATTGGCAAGCTGTCTCAGGGTCGCGTGGTATTCCTTGAGGAGCATGGTCTCAGGCCGTCGCTTAGGACCGGCTTGGCTTTCGAATGTCATGCCGTGCAAGGCGATGGCCTTTTCACAATCATCGATGTGCGCGACGACGCGGCAATAAGCGTCAACGATTGGTAGCTCGTGCTCAGCGATCTTGGATTCAGGGACAAGGACGCCAAGGACTTTTCGCCACTCGGCAGTGGCCCGCTTAGGCATGTCACGAGGCGCGGCCGGAACCTTGATCAGCGCACCATCAACCGCGCGGATTTCAGCCTTGCGACCTCTAGCCAATCGACACACAACGCAGTTCCAGGCCGCGCTGCCTCCCGATTTCTTTGATCTGCTTCAGATTGAATTCGGTATCGTCGTGCTCGATCTGGTCAGCCAGGGTGATGCCATCGATGTATCGCGTCCTGAAGATCCGAACCCGTTCGGTTGATGCGCCATAGTTGCGGATAAATTCGTCGGTGGATTCTTCGATCAGTTGCGCCCGCAAGGTGGCCACTATCGAGACCGGCCCCGGAACCTGATTGCCGTAACCATCGTCGGTGAATGTCGGCCGCAGCACCTTTACAGTGTGCGTCAGTTTTCCTGATCTCATAATCCCACCAAATCTTCTGTAAGCACCGCGAACCGAACCACGCCGTGCGAAAGTTCGCCGCCCGGATCGCGCAGAAACGTTGTGTCATCGAATGAGAAGACGCACTCGAAACCGTCCTGAATTTCGGACACGCCTTTGAGTGCGCGGCGGATTTCGCCGGCGATCGACTTGCAGGCGGTGAAACCGTTTTCGCGGGTCCATACGTGCAGTGTCAGAAACACCTCGGAGCCGACGATGCAGTCAGCCGCGTCTTCAACGGTTTGCGCTTCACCGACCAGAACGCAAGGGAACCGCTCGGGCCGCTCGTTTCGGTCCATGAAGTTCTCTGACGGTACTAGCGCAGTGAGCGCAGCACGGCCGCGCATATGCGTTACAGCGACACGTTGCGCCGCCAATGATGCTTCGCTCATTTTGCGAATTCCTCTTTGATCGCCTTGCCGATCGCCCGGTCAATGCGGCGCCGAACGCGCTTGCTTGTGGTGTTGACAGACGGCCAAAAGAACGGCTGCGCAGACATTTCGGCGGTTCCATATTCTTGCGCCAAGGCGTAGTCGAACTCAGGCGCGTTGCCCTTCTCGGACTTGCGAACCGGCTTGGTTGTCTTCGGGCCTCCGGCCGTTACCGTGGCGGATAGTTCGCGCGGGCCGGCTTCGACGCGGATTGATTGCTGCAGATCGCCATCATCCTTCGGCGCCAGATAGCGCATGCGGCTGGCCATCTCGTTAGCGCCCTGATCAACCGCGGCTTGCACCTTCGGCTTGACGGCGCGCGGGATACTGCGCAGCACCTTGGCGATGCGATCGGCGTCTTTATTCCCAGCCATAGGAGCGGTGCTGAACTAGTATCCAGGCGGCGCCCATGGGCACGGTCGTAACTCCGCCGCCGACAAAGACGGACTCGCGGTTTTCAAAGAAGCCCGCGCCGACCTGCACGATCGCCTCCTTGATGATCGCCGGCACGGATGCAGCATCGCCATAGCCGGCGGAATACCGAATGCGCACCGCGTTGATGGTGTCCATCGTTGACGGCCAACCGTTGACAGGCGAAATCCATCCCGGATTGCTTGCCGTGTCGACGCGGTAATCAGTGTCAGCCGTGAGCGTTGTTTCAACCCCGCTGGTTGCCAGGTACTTGACGGACGCGACCGACTGCAGGACGCCAGCCGGAAACTGAATCGGGCCTCGCGGGAACTTGTCGAGCACCATTTCAAACACGGTCGTGACAAGCGGAAAGCCTAGATATTGCTCTACCGATTGACGGGCCGCGGTAAGCTTCGATTGAAGCATGGTGTCGTCGGTGTCGTCGGTAATTCCCAGATGCGCTTTGAAATCGGCAAGCGCGACAGGTTCGACCGCAGCCGGCGTGATGGTGATGATAGCCATACGGACTCCTTTCGCGCAAGATTATTGCGCGTGGTTGAAATTTCCATTTAAGGATTATTGCGAAGTGTGGGGCGCGGGTGGTCCAGGGCGGGAGGGTCAAAATTGAAGACCCACCCCCTATCGCCTTCCCCACGCCTGAGACTGATCGCGCGCCGTTCGCCTGCTATGGCACGGGCCGCACATGCTGCGCAGGTTCGTCGGAACAAGCCGCAAGTGCGGTGCTTCCTTGACGCTCTTGATGTGATCAACGTGCGTAGCCTTCGCACCACATACGCAACAGGTCGGATGCGCCTTCAGGAACGCGGCACGCAAGCGCCACCAGTCCTTATCATACCCACGCTCTGCAGGCGTACCACGGGCCGCGTCGTTGGCCTTCTGGCGCGTCGCCTGGCGCTGCTGTTCATGCTGGCATTTGCTGCCCTTTGGCACGCTGCAGCCGCATGCGGTGATACGGTTAGCCATGATCAATCCTAATGTAAAAAGGGCGGCCAGCATCACGCTGGCCGCCAGTCTGCGCTTCGGACACAACCCCGAAACTTGACCGCCCGTCATCGCGCTATGACCTTGAGAAAAGGGGCGGCACGCTATGACGGTTGAGGACAGGCCCATGCCCTTGGAAATAGCCGCCGGATTACTAGGCTACTGGTGCTTCTGTCGGATCGCCGAGCACAACTGATGCGCCGGCAGCGATCGACGTGCCGCCTGCTTTGGTCAGCACCAGCCGCGCATAACGCTTATTGCCGCGGTATCCGAGCTTGTACGCAGATGCCGCCTCAAGGGTTGCAGGTGCATTGGTATCGACGAAGCCAGCCGCAACATCGGCAAAGCCGGAACCGGACGCGTCCGACTCCTGCAGCTTTACGCTGAAATCGCCGGCCGAAACGATGGCGCCCGTGTTGACGGTGAAGGCCGCCGAGTTGAAGCCAAGTGTATCGATGGCCACGCCATCGACAGACGCGGATTGAACAGCCGGTGCAAGTGCCAGGCTGACGCCGACGTTCGAATAAAGATCACGCATGATGTTTCCTTTCGGAGAAAGAGTTGGGCCGCACTAGGCGGCCCGTTAAATGGCTTAGGAAGTGGCGGTCTTGAGCTTGCGGAAGCGGGCCGCCTGCAGCACGCGGCCACCTACGCGGCGCGTGCCGAAAATGCGGACAACGCCGTTTCGCTTCTGTGTGTAAGGATCGACCAGGATCGACAAATTCAAACGGTCAAGAATTCGATAGGCAGACCAGTCGCCGAACGCGATCGGGAAGTTCCCGTCGCCGATATCCGGCATATCCACCATCTCGACGACGGGCTTGCCCAGGATCGTCTCCGGCTGGCCAGCCTGAAACGATGGCTGCCACAGATAGTTGTTCTGGCCGTCCTTCAGCTTGCGCACTGCGGCAAGCGTGGTGCCGTTCATCGCCCATGCAGCGCCGGCAGCGTTGCGGTATGCGGCCGGCAGCGCGTACATCAGATCGATGAGTTTGTCAGCGCTGAGGTTGGTCGCGTGGCCGTTGACGGTATTCAGAATGTCGGCGTTCGTCATGAAGCCTTCCGGCTGACTTACGCCATTTCCGCTCACAAAGCCGACCGCCTCCTTGGCACCAAAGTCCTCGGCAAGGGCGAGGCGAACTTCGGCCTCGGCGGCGCCGGCACTATCGGCCAAAAGCTCCTCGCTGATATCAACATAGGTCGTGAGTTTGCGCGCCGGGATTTCAAGCTGACCAAAAGCCGGTTCGGAACCACTCGATTCCTCAAGTTCTCCTTCCCAGAGAGCATTAGTAATGCTGGTGCGCTTCGGATACTTCACCGAAGGTGCGCCGGTCGTGCGCACGCTGGCGTACTGCCGAATTGGCGAATACTCGGTGAGGTCGCGAATGAATTCGGTCGACATCTCGGCCGGTGCCAAATAGCCGCCGCCCGGATCGCTTGAGACGGTGAGCGTCTTTACTTCCTCGGCAGGGATCGCGTCGCCGCGATGCAGGTAATGGGCAAAGGCTTTGCGCTCTTCCGATGGCTCATTGTCGTTGGCGGCCTTGCCGATGATTGCCGGCCGCGCCAGCTTGGTTTCGGCCGCCTCCAGGCGCTTGGCCAGATCGGCGATATTGTCATTGGCGGCCGTCTTCTTGACGTCCTCGACAGCAGCGGCAAGATCGGCCAGCGCGGTTTTGACTTCAGCAACCGGATCGGTGTTGTCGGATTTGATTTCGAGTTTCTGTGCAAGATTGCGCATCAGGATTCCTTGATTTTTCTGGTAGCGTTGTTGATGGCAGCAACCAATTCGGAAAAGTCGTTGCCGGTGTTTTTGACGGACGTAACGGTCGCGTCCTCATTCATCGGGAAGGTCACAATGGACACTTCGCGAAGCTCAAGTTCATGGAGAAGGCGAGCGCCTTTTTGCCGGTCCATTTCATCGCGGATTGTGCGGAAGCCGATCGACAAACCATCGACTGCGCCGGCTTTCATTAGGGCGTGAACTTCTCGCCCCTTTGCCGTTTCAAGGATGATTTTGCCTTCGGCCTTCAGGCCGCGGCCATCTTCCTCGAACTTAACCCATGTACCGATCGGCTCGTCGGAAGCGTGCTGCCATAGGAGCTTAACCTTGCCGGGTGGATAGGTTTGCAGCGACTTTCGGAATGCCCCCGGCATTACGATATCGCCGCCGCGATCCTTGACGTTGAACACACTCGCGTAACCGCTGAATGTGCCATCGTCTCCGATGGCTTTAATGTCGAGTTCAATTACAGCGCCGGGCTTATTCCTCATCGGCGCCGCCTTCCGGTTCATCGCCGAACACGGCCGCTGTGAGGATTTCGGCCGCAAGTTCCGCGTAGTTGCCGTGGCCGTCCTTGGTCAGGATGTCGACGACTTCGGGATGCGCGCAATACGGCAAGGGTGGCATGGCCAAGCCCATTTTGGCGGCCTGCAGCACCATCCCCCATTGACGCCTCATGTCGGTTGTCGGGCCGTGCCCGGCGAATGAGATAACCTTGGCCACGTCGTCAAATCGCCAGTCGCCGGCGGTGAAGGACCGGATCAGCGCGTATAGGCTCTTCCCGATGGCGGCCTCGAACATGGGAACCGACGCGGGTTTGATTTCAAACGTGCGTTCGGTTCCGCCGAATTCTCGAACAATGGGCGTCATGCCGCCTCCTGTTTTGGTTGGTTGTCATTGGCTGGTTTGGCAGGTTCGATTGCCGGATTGGCGAACAGTTCGCCGCCATCACGCGGCCCTATGCCAAGCCAGTCGCGACCTTCGTTCGGATTCAAAACACGGGCGGTGATCAAGGTGCTGATAGCCGTCGCCCGCGCCGTCAAATCGGCTTGCGACGTGTCATCGATATCGAATGCGAAACGATATTCGCCGCGCTCGCCATCGGTGAGCAGGACGCGATTGAAAGCGCCCTCCAGCACGCGAAGCCAGGGGATCAGCGAGTATGTGATGAATTCCTTGGCCTGCGCCTCGGAATTCCCCCAGGTATTGCGGGTTAATTCGTAGAGCATGCCAGGCGGGATTTTGAAGGCCCTGGCAATTTCGAGGATCTGGAATGTTCGCGATGCGGTAAATTCGCCGTCGACGCTGGTCAGCGCCATCTGTTGATAGCTGGCGCCCTCGTATAAAATCGCAGTCTTGCCAGCGTTGGCCTTACCGCTGAAAGCCGCTTTCCAGCCGGCCAGCATGGCTTTTACGCCATCGGCTCCAAGCTTGTTCGGGGTGGTTATGACGCCGCCAACTCTTGCTCCGTTGGTCCACAAGGCGTTTGCATAGCCCTCCATCGATGCCGCCGTGGAGATGGCGCTCTTGGCCATGGTGAGCGGGCATTTCGCGAACGGGCCGCGAACACGCAAGATGTTTGCAGACGATGCGAATTGGCCGCCAACCCGGTATTTCGGTTCCCCGGTTTTGTCATCCTCATCTGCGGTAATAACTCCGTCCTTATAGATGACGATTTCCCGCGGCTTGCCGCCAACCTTGACGACATAGGCGATACCGCCCGCGTCTTTTGTCAGTGCGCCGGCGACTAAATCACGAATTAGCTCGAAGCCGCTTGTCCAGCCGTTGGCCTGGCCTGTTAGCAGCGCCAAGGCAGGATGGCCTGCAACATCTTCCTCGGCATCACCGACGCGGCGCTTAAGCTTAATATCCAAGCTAGCGGCGGCCTCGGAGATCGTGCGCACCGCGGCGGATACGGCAGGAACCGAAAGAGCCTCGGCGTTGCTGATCGTGCTGCCTGCCGGGATGGCGCCGAACAATTCGAGCAGTTCGGCGGTTGGATCGCCAAGGCTTTTTTGCTCCGCCACAACGGGCGGCGCGGTCTTAGTGAATGGCCACATTGTCGGCCTCCTTTATGATTTCAGCGACGATGCGGCCGATCGGAATAATGACCTCAGATCTCTCGAAAACGTCGGGCGGACGGTCGGCGATGTACGGCAGCCCGCAGGCGCGCTTGCGGACGGCCGGCGCGATCAGCAATGCGTCGGCGGCCGGTGGTTCCTGCAGGTTATCGAAAGCGGTTGCGATCGCTGAAAGCCAGTTGCGGCCGGCGTTCTCAAGTTCGAACGCAATGCGCAGCACCGCTATGTCGCGCACACTAAACCAGCGGCGCCCCTTGCGTTTTTCTGAGAACAGAATTTCAAGGTTTTTGTTGCGGCTGATGATTACGTCCAGATGAGCGCGTGAAAGGCCGACGATCTGCGCGGCCCGTGCAACCGTCAGGTCGCGGGAAGTCCAGGCCATCGCGGCCCCCCTTACGTTCGTTTGAGTTGTAAAAAGGCAAAACAAAAGCCGCGGCCGCCAAGCGTCTTGCGTTGGAGCGGCCGCAGCTTTTCACCCCGCACCGTTGCAGGACGCGCCGGCGCTGGGGCGATCAACCCGTGTGCGAAACGGGGATCGGGAATTTGTGGGGAGCAATGCCCCTCACAATAATACGGCGCCACGACGCCATTTAGGGACAATCAAGCCGCGATTTTTTGAAGTTCCTTTATCGCCTCATTGATTGCAGCAATTCCTCGCCGCTCCGCGGTCTTGCCGGTTGCGCCCATCAACTCGCCGATGTCGCGCGCGGTGCTGTCTGTAATGGCTGCGTCCAGAACCCAGGCGTGGTTGCCAAGGGCGAGCCGTGTCGCGTTGCGGCGCTGGTTGCGTGCCATCTCAACCGCCGCGTCATGATCGCCAATGTCTGGCCTTGTCGTGATTCCCTTTTTCCCTTTGCGGCCGCCGAACCAATAAGCACCTTTAAGGATCGGCGTATTGTCATTGGCGGGGAGCAGAAAACGAATGTCAGACTCCCGCCTGGCCGGCCTTGCTGCACCTTTTGGCGTTCTTTGGCGCTCGACTGGCTTCAGGTCTTTACCGCGCGTCGTGGTGCCCCATGATGTGAGTTTGCCCTCTCGAAAGGTAAGGTTGCCGAGAAGGACGTTGGAGCCATCAACATCCAGCCGCGCCTCTTGTCGATGGACAATTTGCCAGCCGTCCGCAGTGCGCTCAGATCGAACAAACGTCCTTGATCCAACCGATGCAGCTTGCAACATTTCGTCAACAGTCGGACGCACCTCGTGGCGCATTTCGGCGTCCATCTCCGGGCCGTCTGGATCGTTGTCGTTGGCCGCGGTGATGCGCGCTGGCTGCATTAGTTCCTTGTAGCGGTAGAGAGCCTGCGCGGCATCTGGTGACGCCAAGCGGGAAAGTCGCTCAAGCGTTGGCCAGGCCATCACTGGCTTGTAATCCTTCGGCAAGCCATCCAGCCATGCCCGGCGCGCCTTTAGGTCGTCGCCGAACTCGTCGGCATGGCGTGGCTTATTGTCGTTGGCCGCTGTGTAACGGTTCATGCTGCTTGCCGCCCGATTGTCTTGACTTCCTCGACCAGATCCGGCCACACCCGGCCGTCTCCCTCGCGAAGCACCACGAGCTTCGGCCCCCATGATGATGAAAAGTCGACGCCGACTACGGTGACGGGCTCGCCGGTTTTGACGTCCTTGGCTTTGAATTGTGATTGCAGTGCGATCAACGGTGTATCCATTCTATTTCTCCTCTAGGGTTGATATTGTTTGGCGGTATGCCTGTATCTTTTTATTTTTTCTGGGCCTATCGATGTACGCATGTACGCCCCTAAGGGGGCGTACACGTACATACATCGAAAGTTAGTGCCGTTTATTCTTCGTGTACGCATGTACGTACATGTACGATGTACACGACCGTACACGCTCATTAGGCCGCTTCTGATGGAATGAAGCCATCATCGATTTTCGTTACTCGACCTTGCGTTACAAGGGCTTCCTTTACCCGGTTGAACTTCTGATTGAGCGCATTGATAGACTTGCCGCTGCCATCATCAAAGGCTACGCGGCACTCCGCACGCCATGTTGCCATCGTGACCGGCTGGCCATCGACATACAGCCTGGTCAGAACGTCCAGAGCCGTACGGTTAGGCCCATCAAGAATACGCGGCGCCATCGCCATTGCGTCGCCATCGGATAGCGGCACTGCCATCACGGTAGGAACCGGCCGGCCTTTGCTGTCGACCAGTTGCGGCGCGCTAACGGTTTGCAGCTTGAAGGCAATGGCCTTGAAGTCCGGTCCGCGGTGCTTTCCCTGCCAATGCAAGCGGACGGTTTCGCCCATCTTCGATAAGGTCAGATTACCGTCCATTTCGGCGATGAATGCGCCGCCGCCGCGGGGCAGCAAATTGTCTGCTTGCGCGTTCTTGGTCGGGTGGCACGGTACGATTACACAAGGACGGCCAGGGAGCGTGGTCAGCGCGCGCAGGTCACGGGCATGGCCGCCTAATTCCGTGTTTCCGTTTTCGTCGCCTCCCTGGAAGTATGCCGCGGACGTATCCACCACCACCAGGCCAGCGCCGCCAACTTTTTCCACCTGCTCGCGGATAGCTTCGAACATCTGCGGGATTGAAAAACGTTCAGACAGGAAATGCACGTCAAGGTCATCAGGGTTCAGGCCCCACTCATGACACATTCCAATCCAGCGCATTTTCACATCATCAGGGTTTTCACCGGCGAAATAGACCACCCTTCCTTGCGCGACTTCACGGCCCGCCAGGTCTTCTCCGCGTTCCGTCAGCAGTGCCAGCAAGAGCGCGATCGCCGTCTTGCCGGTGCCGGTGCTTGCGGTTAAGGAGTACACGAACCCTTTTTGAATGGTCCCCTCGACGGCATAGTCGGGCGGTATGAAATCGCGCACGAAGTCGCCGCTGGCGATCAGCCTTACCTGGGGGTTGTTATCGTTGGCGGGCTTGGCGAACTGCAAGCGGTATTTAACGCTCTTGTCCACATAATCGCCAATGCTAGCATGAAACCTAGTAGCAGCAGCCACTACAGCTTCAGTGCAAGCCCGCGTATCTGTTTCAGCTTCCGCATAAGAAAGTGCATTCTGGAATTCGACTGCTATGTCGGAAAGATCAAGGCGATTGGGTGCTTTATTGACTGCTGACATGGTGGGCGACTTCCCCGTTTGCGAGTTGTGCGAGAGCATCGGCGATCGCCGGCGCGAATGTGATGGCAGACCCGCCCGATATGGACGGACCGAAAACGCGAAGCCCACGTTCAGATTGAACGAGCTTCAATCCATACGCCTTTACGCCTTCCGCGATTTCTGCGTCGAAACGCGCGACAATGTTTCCGCTGCCGGCGGGTGCCGGGCGGATTTTTATGATTTTCATGATTTTCCTGGGGGTGGTTGTCGTCTATGCCGGCCGCCTCAGCGCGGGTCGGCGGAAGTTTTGGTTATGCGGCTTCTTGTGCTGCCAGCCAGCGCATCAAAGTCGACCGCCGGGCCGCTACGGAACTACCTAGCCGGAATGTTGGGATAAGTTGCTTTTCGATAAGGTGGAATACCTGGCGGCGAGAGATACCCAGTGCTTCACCGACTGCTTTCGCACCTATAAGAAGGTCGCCGGGCTGATTGTTGTCGTTGTCGTGGTTCATCATTCCTCCATTTTTCTTCTCGACGGCATGTCGATACAAGCCAATTAGGGAAAACTCGTATTTTCATCCAGTCCCTTGCAAACATATTTTTCGTATGTTCCTTTGATAATTAGCTGGCGCGCGGAATCCGTTAAGGCCCTGAACGAGGTTTATTTTCCAGTTGCTCCGAATTGCTGCAATAATTTCTGGGGGTATCAAATGGGGTACAATATTTAAGTGGATATTATTTAAGATAATAATTTCAAAAGCATATAGCCGTTAGATACAAGGACACCCCCTCCGCCATTGTCTGACTTCACGCTGTCGCCCTTCGGGCTTCGCTCCAGTCGGGGCCTCGCATGAGCTCGGACGGCCCTTGGCCTTGCGAACCCTGCGGGATCGAAATGTCTCCGCTGCTCTCCGCCATATTCGACAGTTAATTATTGATAATAATAATAAATTTCGATGACTGCTGCCTGGTGTGCATGTTTGTGTGCACTATGTTCCCGGCTTCGTGCGAGGAATGTCTGGTAATTGGAAAGGCAGCCTCCGGGCAGGACCTCCGCGCTTCAGGCCTTGAGCGCCCCGGCATCATTCCTGTGCAGCTGGTGCCGCCGGGGCGACCAGAGCCGGCTGATCGGAGGCAGCGCCGAGGATGAAGAACACCTTCCGCACAAAACCGAGGTTCTCCCAGGTGCCGCGAAATCCCGCGGCGACAACGAAACTGTCGCCGGGCCCGAAAGTCCTTGAACTGCCCGCGGCATCGGTGAGGCGCACCTGCCCTTCGAGAATGTGGCACATTTCGTCAAAATCGCAGTCGCAGCGCTCGAGATGCGGACCCGCTTCCCAGATGCCGCTGATCGCGCGCCCGTCGCCGGACCCGAAACAACGCCAGCTTCTGGCGGTATAGGGTGCATCGACCAGCGCGGGATCATCGACACGGATCTCGCACGGTTGGGCGCTGGTGTCGAAGGCAATCACATTGGCGGGGGAAGCATCGCAACGGGTCATGGGTGTCTCTGGGGGATGTCTCAGGAAGCAAAGCCGATGCCCATGGCATCGAGCAGGCGCAGGAAGGGCGGGCGCCGGCCGGTCAGGTCTTCCTGCGCCAGCCCCTTCTGCGCCAGCTGAACGGCAAGGCTGCGCAGGGGTTCCGGCGGGAACGGCACCGGCCAGCGCCGCGGCATTTTCAGCCGCGTGCGCTCGGTGTCCCGGCCCGCGAGCAGGTCCAGCATGGTCAGCGCCGCAAATCGGCTGGCCGACACCCCCTGCCCGGTAAAGCCCATGGCATAGGCCACCCGGCCTCCCAATGCGAGGCCTGCGAAGAATGTCGTGCGCGCCGAGGTATCGATGATCCCGCCCCAGGCGTGGCTGAACGAAACCCCGGCGAGGCTGGGGAAAGTTGCCGCGAACCGGTTGGCCAGCCGCTCGAAGCTTTCTGCACGCTGCAGGTTTGCGGCGTCGCGGCTGCTGCCATAATGGTAGATGGCGTCATACCCGGCCCAGAGCATGCGCCCGTCCGGCGTCTTGCGGAAATAGTGAAACTGGTTGCCGCTGTCGGCGATGCCATGGTCACCGGTCCAGCCAATGCTTGCCCATTGCGCTTGACTGAGCGGTTCGGTGACGAGCGAATAGTCATAGATCGGGATGAAGGCGGCTCTCAGGCGCTTGAGCAACGGCACGGCGGCGTTGGTCGCAAGCATCACTTTGGATGCCCTGACACGGGCCTGCCTGGTCTCAAGCACAATACCGGAGCCGTCGCGGGCGATCCCTGTGACGGGGCTGTGCTCAAAGATCTCCACGCCCTTGGCAAGGCAGACACGGCGAAGCTCGCTGACGGTCCTTGTCGGGTGGATCAGCGCATAATTCGGTTCGAACAGGCCCGCCGCATAGGCCGAACTGTCGAGTTTCTCCGCCAGTGCCGCTCCAGAGAGCAGCGTGCATTCTATCCCGAAGCGCCGGTAGTTGCGGGCCATCGCCTGAAGACCCTCGACCTGCCAGGGCGTGGCGGCGACATTGAGTTTGCCCGACAGCATGAAGCCCGCATCGATGCCGTAGTCTTCCAGATCCCGTTGATAATCGACCAGATTCTGCCGGCCGAGCCGGATCAGGGTTTCGGCTTCTCCCGGATGCCGGGCCAGCGCGTTGGAGACGCCATGCGATATCGACGGCGCGCAGAAGCCGCCGGTGCGGCCGCTCGCCTCCTGCCCGCAGCGTCCGGCTTCGATGAGGACAATCCGGGCGTCCGGCTGCTGCTCGCGCGCCTTCAGCGCCGCCCAGAGCCCGGTAAACCCGCCGCCGACAATTGCCAGGTCACAGCGCGTATCGGCAGACCGCGCGGGGCATGCAGGCGCGGCATCGACCGCGCCGCTCCAGTATGGCTCGGCACTTGCGTTGGAAAGGGCTGAGATCATGGCTTGAGGTACCAGCCCCATGTCCGCGTATGGTCATAGCGGGTGATCTGCTTGATCTCGCGGAACCCCATGAAGCCCGCGGTGCCGAGTTCGCGCCCGATCCCGGAGGACTTGTAGCCACCCCACGGCACCTGGGTGAATGTCGGTTGCGAACAATTGATCCAGATGATGCCGGCACGCAATTTCGATGCGACGCGTTCGCAGCGCTCGAGATCATCCGACATCACGGCACCTGCAAGGCCATAGGCGCTGTCATTGGCAAGCGCCAGCGCTTCCTCCTCGGTGTCGAACGGATTGACGCAGACCACCGGCCCGAAGATCTCCTCGCGCCAGATGCCCGCATCGGTGGGCACGTCGGCAAAGATCGTCGGGGCGATGTAGTAGCCGGTGGTCATGCCCGCAGGCCGGCCGCCACCGGTCACCAGCCGCGCGCTGGTGGCCTTGCCCGCCTCGATCGCGGCAAGCACCTTGTCGTATTGCTGCCTTGAGACCACCGGCCCCAGCTTCACGCCGGGTGCATCGCCCGGTCCGATGCTGATCGCTTCGGTGGCTTCAACCAGCCGCTGCATCAGCCTGGGATAGAGCCCGCGCTGGACCAGCACCCGCGACGTCGCGGAACAC